TAAAGCAAATGATTTTTTTCAAAAAAATGTATTCCCTCTATTATTCTCGTACAATCCTCTTTTGAGAAAGCACCACTATATCTTCTTATTAAATCAGTCTCAAATGCCATATAATAAAATCTAGTACTTTAATTATAGCACAGTCGTTGCGTTTTGCACACCATTAATACTTCCGTTGTTTGTTACATTGACAGTGAATCCTGTATTTCTTCTTATCGCTGCACCAGCAGACCCTCCAGCCGCACCCGCATAGGTTGATCCCTCACCACCAGTTCCTGTAACTCCTGTCCCTGCTGCTTGTGATGCTTCACCACCTGCACCACCTGCACCAGAGATCGCTTCTCCATCATTATTTCGACCACTACCACCTGCTCCTCCTTCACTTATAGTACCTGCGTTTCCTGGCTGTCCATTTAGATTTGCGTTGATACCTCCACCACCACCTGCACCGGCTGGAATACCTGCTCCACCTCCTCCTCCACCACCAGAGGAAGTTCTTGTTGCTTCTTTATCGGTGTCGTATGCACCACCGCCACCGCCACCGCCACCAAATCCTGCTGTGATGACACCACCTGATGCTACATTCACTGTGGTAGGACTATATTGAATACCTAATCCTGATGTACCAGACCCCCCTGCAACAGCAGCACCCGGCCCATCAGAACCTCTACCACCATCGCCACCAGCACCACCGATTCTACCTGAACCACCTACATCAACCTGTAGTGTTGTTGATGAATCCCAAGATCCAGTTCTTAATGCACAATGCTCAACTCTTGTTTTTTCTGATCCAATCTGTTGATTGACATGAATATGTACTTTTGTTCCTGATGAGTTGTTAGGTCTTGTTCTATAATTACCTATAACATTTACTTCCCCAGATGAGTTAGAATTATATCTATCTTTCGCTACTAATCTACTACCACCTTTACCAGAACCATAAAAATTAACCACCTGTTGTAATCTAGTGCTACGAAAATCAGATATTTTGATCTGTCCTGATGTCGGAACTGAACCACCAGTTTGTGCATCAATTGAGTTGAACTGCAATGTACCAAAAGATACGGGAAAGTTACCCTGCCCGTTGGTAGTGCGATAGTCTCCTAACTTTGTTGATGATCCATTAGTAAAACCAAACTCATTGGCTATATCTCCGAGTGATATTTGTCCTGATGATGGTAGTGCCATTACTTTTTAAGTTCGTTAATTTCTGATTTAAGTTCTTTAATCGCTTCAATTAAAACTGGTATCAGTCTATCGTAGCGAACACCAATCGTTCCATCTCCTCTTGTCTTGGTTAGGCCAGGTAATTTTAATTTCTCGACCTCTTGTGCGATAATTCCAGTATCACCACCTTCAAGTCCCCAGATTCCAGCATTTGATTTCCAATCAAATGTATTACCTGTAAGAGAACTGACCATATCTAGAGCATTATCAATCGGTGATACATTTTCTTTCATTGTCAAGTCAGAGGAACTAAATGCGATTACATCACCTGTGAAGGTTCCTGACCCTGCTACTGATAGATTATCATTAACCTGAGTTGTACCAGATGCAGAATCCAATATAAGATTTCCAGTCGTTGTATCAATCTCATTATTATCAGATCCAAATGCGATCCTTACATTACCAAAAATACCACTAGCTGCAATGATATCACCAGTGAATGTTACAGTAGAACCATTCACATCCCCTGTTATATTGAGATCACCCGTAACATTTAAGTTATCATCTACTGTTACCGTACCGCCAGAGGAGTCAATTGTAAGATTACCCGATAAGGTATCTATCTCATTACCATCAATTCTTACATTATCAATCTCTGCTCTCACATTAACATCTAGAATGTCATCAACTGTAACTGTTCCACTCGCTGAGTCAAGTGTAAGACCACCAGTTGAAGTATCAATCTCATTATCATTTGTGACACCAATTCGTATGTTACCATTTGTAGCACCATTTGAACTAAAGTCTCCACTTACAACTACATTGTCTTGAATTGTTGTTGTGCCACCTGCTGAATCAATAATGATGTTGCTGTTACCAGTGGTTCCAAGCATATTTGCTGTGGTGATTCCAACTTTAAATGCACCTATTTCAGCACCACCGTCAATATCCATCAAACCTGTAAATGTTGATAGACCTGTGACTCTTAAGTTGTTTACTGTTGTGATACCTAATACATTTAAGTTTTCACCAACATTTAAGTTTTTCTCAATACCAATACCACCATCTGTAATCAGTGATCCTGTGTCACGACTATGTGAATTGGTTTTATTTGTTATCTCAAATGTACCATTAAGTTTGATAAGTTGATTAACTGTTAATGCTGCATTGACCTTAACGACCTCGTTAAATGTTACAGGGCCATCAAACTGTGTAAGAATGGTTCTTGACTTACCACCCTCAACAACTAATCTTTCCTTGACGATTACTTCATCAAATATAACTGATAGTCTTGATGGATCTTCACCTGTAACTGTCGGGATAGGAGCATCGAATGTTCTCTCCTGACCAGTTGCAGAACTAACTCTCTTGTTACCAATGAAGAAGTCACCTCTGTTGTTCATACCTGTGTAAACAACAGTACCACATGATCTCTCTTGTGACTGTGTTAAGAACTCTTCTCTTTCTGTAAGTGTTCTGACCTGAACCTGTGGTAATGCAGTTGAGTAGTTACCTGGCCCGAATCCAAGATATTCAAATGTATGACCAGATGCACGAATGATAGATGGTCGTCTAAATTCGATAGATATTGGTTTGATTTTCTTAACCAACTCACCTGAAGAATGACTCTCCTGAATCGTACCTAATGCTCCACGAATAACTGTTAGTTCATTGCTACCTGAACCACTAATGGATGCAGACTTAACTCTCATTATTTCATCACCAACTTGTAGGTATGAACCTAAATCAAATCTACTTGTTGTTCCAATACCTGCATTTGGTAAAGATATCTCTAAAGATGATCCTGTAGTAACATCTGCACCTAAATTAAATGTTTCGTTATCGTAGAATGTAAGACCCCTTGAACCAATGTTCTCATTTTCCTTGTCAGATGTAGGAGTTGCGGGAGCCATTCCATTTGGAAGAACTGTTGTTGGGGATGCTAACTGAACAGTCGTAGTTGCTGAGAAAGTGTTTACACCAACGACTGTCTTAACAAAGAAATCTCCTAAATTATTGTTATTATTATCTAATACTCTAAACTGACTACCAGCGACAAATCCATGACTCTTAGTAAATGTAAATGTTGATATACCAGTAGTAGCATCAACTGTTGATACACCCGATATGGTGGATTTAGGCCCTTGATTAATTGCAAATTGTCCAGTGATAATGTCAGGATCACCAGTCGTAACAGCGATTGACACAGAAGTTGTTGATCTGACTGATGAAATCGCTACTATATTATCTGTAACTGTTCCAACACCAGTGATTTGAAGTGAATCTCCTACATTTGTGCTTATACCTGTAACACCTATCACTACTTTAGCACCTGACCCACCTGTGAATGAATTGTCTATATCTAGAGTTTCTGTTCCTGTGAATCCAGAACCACCCTCAATAATCTCGACAGCTGAAACTGCGTTACTTGAAACAACAACCTTCGCTGTTGCACCATCCCAAGTAGTGGTTCCTTCGTTTAATAGTTTAACATTATGATATGTACCATTTGTCAAACCTGATCCACCAACAATTGAAGCAACTTTTACAATACTGCCAAATCCATGTGGTCTATCAAATGTGATAGTTGTATGACCAACACCCATAGCACCACCAGTGCTGACCCCAGATATAATTTTTGCATATCCAAAGTCTTTTACAATTTTATCAGTAGTCTCTCTAGTGATACTTTTTCTTTGATCATTTGTTGATACATCACCGATAGGAGCTCTCTTTGCAAAAGATACAGCAGATGGTGGGTTTGAATGATTATTATCTCGATCTAATTGTGGATACAAGTCAACAACATTTTGTCCGTACTTAACACCTGTGAACTCTGTAGGTATCTCATTATCAGCATGAAGAACAAATAAATGGTAGATACCATCCTGTACATTCTTAATGTAAGAACTTATAGTCTCATTTCGATAGATGTAGAAATTACTTTGTAAATTATTTCTTTCAAATCTAGGTAATGTTGTTGTCCTGTTTGATATATTATTTGTGAAGTTACCTATTGTATGAGTAACACCTGCTGTATCTGTTGTTGGATAAGTAAATGTTTTATCATCAACAACAGAGCTTACCAAGAATGAACCATTGTAACCTTTGTTGAATACACCTGTAGATGTTCCACTATTGTCAGTGACATTCTTCACAAAAATTCTTTCACCTGCTTTCAAGTGATGAGGCACATCAGCAATAACTGTGACTGCTGTACCTGATACAGAACATGTGCTGATAAATCTAGGGTTACGATCAAAGTCGTAATCGCTCTCTGTAATTGAAGTTCTGGTAAAGTCTCCAACATTTCTTACATTAGTTGATGAAGATTCTTGTAAAATAAATCCTTCTTCTGGATTTTTACCATTTACAAGTTCTTTTGGTACAACTACTCTCAGTTTGTATACTTTTTCATCTAGTGATCTTTCATCAGCAATTCTCTTTATGAATGAAACGGGTGTGTTGTTACCAAGATTACCTACACCCAATGTATTCATCGTAGTGTAAATTTGGTTATCAGTCGCAGCATGAATATACCAGTTTGAATTTACTGGGTCGAATTGTATGGGTGAACCAATTTCACCAGAATCCTTATCAGATACACGACTTTCAATCTTTAATTTTGTTCCTCCGTAGATGACTAGAGAAGTTCCCAGAGTAGCGTTTGTTTTTGATGATGCAATTTTTATCTGTGTTGCAGAGTGTCTAATTGCAAAATAAACTGTATTTTCCTCTAAATTTTCTGGTAAATCACCATCGTCACTAATTACTCTAATCTTTTCACCTGTTAATAACTCATGAGCTCCTAGTGTTAATATGTTTGATGTAGGCCCTGATTGAACTGTATATTTCTTTATAGATGATGTGGTTCCTAATGCAGATGTAATACCAGATGATGATATTTCATTATCTACCATGAAGATGGATGCTGAACTTACACCATATCCAGTTACACTTACACCATCATTAACACTTGTAAAGTCAACAAATACATCATCATTTGTTTTTGCACCAACACGATAACCTTGAATTACAACTGGTGGAACATTATCTTTTGTGTTAAATCCAAATAGGTAAAGATGACTTGTGATACCAACAGATGTGGTTAAACCAACATCTAATCTCTGCCAATCAATATTTGTTTCTGTAGAAGTAATTGCTTTCGGTGCAATAATTTGAGTGATGTATGCGTTGTCGTCTTTAGTAAATGCTTCTTTCTTGAATCCGTCAGAGGCAATCGCAAACTGTCCAAAGTTAGAGTTAGAGTTTGTAACTGAAGCATCAGCACCAGTTTCTGCATTGAAGTGTTTATTGAAACCAATAGCAAACACTGATACGATCTGCATAACCGCATCATTACTCAATTTGATATGAGTTGTTTCAAATTCCTGACGATAAACTGCATCAGAATCTAAATGATAGACTGTGGATGAGTCTTGTGATGATGAACCAGAGGCAAGAGCAGCACCAGTAACCTTAGTGATACCTATTCCTTCATATAATCTCGAAGATTGATTATACTTAACAAATGCTCTGTCGTCTTTTTGTAGTGAAATCGCAGTAAATTGTGCTACAACCATTGATTTGAAACCAGTGGCCTTATCACCATCTGCAAGCATACCGTTCATTCCGAAGACAGAACGAAGAGATATGTTGAAAATATAAGGTGATGCACCTGAAACAGTGTCAGTTTCAATAGTTACTGTTGCAGATGAAGCACTTGGACTTGCTGGTAAATTATCTCGTACAAATGGTAATAAGTATGTAAATACTGTGCTACTTGTAACATTTTGTACTTTTGTTGATATATTGTAGTCAAAAGTATCGACACCTTTTATTTTTATTGGTGTGTTTGTTGTCAGTCCATGAGCAGTCGCAGTGGTTACTGTAACAATAGTTCCGGGTGTAGATCCATCACCTGAAATAATACTTGAAATATTAATTGGGTCAGATGCAAATGCTCCAACTATTTCAAATTCTGGTCTTTGAGGTGCAAATCCTAATGAGTTTGCAGGGAATCTATCAATCGCATCTATCGGTCTAGATGTAGTGTTAAATGCGTTTGATAATTTACTATAATATATGTCTAGGTCAGTTAAATTAAATCTCGTATCAATGTTTACACCGTCAGCATATTCAAAACAAGTTAATTTGTGGTGAGAAAATGTTGGTGTTGACTGATTATTAGCAGAAAAATCAGATGGGTCTGTAAATACAAGTCCACTTTCATCTCCGTCAAATATTGAGAACTGCCAGAAATAACATGTACCAGTTAATCTGAATATCGCAGATGCTGATGCTGTGCTATCTGTTGGGTTAGGAACATACTTTGGTCTTATCTTTGTCTTTCTTAAATCTAATCCAACGAGTGATGTACCACGAGGAACAATGACACCACCATTAATACTATTAAACTTGTAGAGAATATTATCTTCTTGAGTTAAATCAAAATTAGATGTTAAATTAAGTGATAAAGTTTCCGATGCTGTGCTTTCTGCACCTGATGGTGATACAGCAGTTGCAGTGTTACTAACTTCTTTTACAGCAAATCCGGGCCTATTATCAATAATATGCTCACCGGGAAAAAGTAATATTGTTGTTTTCTCGATTAAATCGTTATTGTTTCCTCTTAAATATGAAAATCTAGCAGACTCAAGTAAAGCCCTTTGGATTGTCTTAAACGGTTGTGCTAAAGAGTTTCCTTGATTTGTTATACTGTCGGTTGCATCCAAGTCACTTGGATTTACATAGAGAATCTTACCCTCAGTGTTCTTTATAAAATTCTCTAACTTATTAAGTGGCATCGCTCATCTACAAAGTATGTCTTCTATCTATTTATCCTGTTTCTCCTTCTGGATTTCTGCACGAATTTCTGCTTTTCTTGCCATTGCTTTTGCTTTTGCTGCTTTTGCTGCTGCTAAGTTTGCACTTGCAACATCTCCAGAATGAACACGACTCTCAGGTTTCTTTACTTCAGGTGTATTAGAAGTCGTTTTAAATTTGGAGACAGCATCCGTTTGTCTAGCACGAAGTGCTGAGACCTTATCTACATTCTCTGTAAATTCTTGAAACCTTTTCATATCTTTTTGACTATTTATTCAGTTTCTTTCTCTTTTTTTCTTTTTCTTGTTTTTCTAGACCTTTTTGGTTTAGTTATGATCTCAGAATATACGATCATATCTTCATCTAAAAATTCTTGACATACATTAAGTACATCCATAAATTCTTCCATACACTCACATTGCACCAGTTGTATATATCCCTCGTCACTTACAATTTTAAAAGACCTTGAGCAGATGTCTACTATCGTCTTTACTACTGATGCATCGTTCATGAAAGACCTCGATTTTTTATTATACTAGCATATATAGGATTTTTTGTCAACTCATGTACTTTTTATGAGGGTTTCGTAGGCCATGTAGGATTCTCAGGATTGGATTCTGTTGCTGGAAGATCCCTAAGATTTTGACGATAAGTTTTCCATTCAGTTTTCTTTGAGTCTGATAGTGGTGAATCAGTAAATTGAGTCCAATCACTTTCTCTTAGTAAAACATTTCTCATGTGTCTAAGAGCACCGATAAAATCAGTTCCAAAATTTTCTTTTACTTGTGAGTATTCAGTTTCCACAATATTGTTTCTAGATATTTATTATATAAGGGTCGTTGGTTCACC